CGCTTATATGCTTTGGCGTGTTTTACAGTCCGGGGGGGGGCAGCTACCAAGCGAGGCCGTTGTCTGTTTTGCCAACACTGGCAAGGAAGATGAAAAAACGTTGGAATTTGTGCGGGACTGTGCTGTGAATTGGGGTGTGCCTATCACTTGGCTAGAGTTCCAAGACACAGAAAAACAATTTGAGATTGTGGATTTTGACAACGCAAGCCGTAACGGTGAGCCGTTCGAGGCACTCATTCGCAAGCGCAACTACTTGCCCAACCCAGTTACCCGGTTTTGCACCAGTGAACTGAAGATTCGCCCAATTGGACGTTACCTGTTGTCTTTGGGCATGGCTGACACCAAGACTGAAGCCGAAAACATGAGCATGATTGGCATGAGAGCAGATGAACAGCGCCGAGCCGCAAAGATTGAAGACAAGTCACGCATCCCATTGGTGACAGCAGGCATCACAAAAGAGGATGTTGGCGCTTTTTGGCGCAATCAATCGTTTGACTTGGGCCTGCCAAACAACAACGGCGTGACCATGCACGGCAACTGTGATCTTTGCTTCCTAAAAAGGGGGGCGCAGGTGTTGTCATTGATTGCGGAAAAGCCAGAACGCGCTGTTTGGTGGGCAAAAATGGAGGCATTGGCATTGGCATTGGCAAGCAAGCCAAGCGGCGCAGTTTTTCGCTCAGACCGCCCAAGCTACGCATCAATGTTGAAGTTTAGCCAAGATCAAACCAACCTTTTTGACCCTAACGAAGAAGCAATCGCCTGCTTCTGTGGAGATTAAAAATGATGCAAATAATATTCACAGTACCTGGACAACCGCACGGCAAAGGACGTCCACGTTTTGCAAGACGTGGAAAATTTGTATCAACATATACCGACGCCAAAACCAGCAGCTACGAAGATCAAGTGCGTTTTCATGCCAAACAAGCAATGGGAAGCAGTGAGCCATTTAAAGGGCCGCTAGAGGCCGTCATCTACATCAGGCTACCTGTGCCTAAGTCATACCCTAAAAAGCGAGTGGCGGCCTGTTTAAGTGGCTCTGAGTGGCCTTGTAAGAAGCCAGACTGGGACAATGTGGCGAAAAGCGTATGTGATGCCATGAATGGGATTGTTTGTGTAGATGACAGCCAAATTGTTGAATGTCATGTTCGGAAAGTTTATTTTGAGACCGCGGGCGTGGATGTACTGATAAAGGAAAAAGAATGAAAATCACAGTATGGGAACCCGTCCAAGCACATAGAGAAATGCTAACCGTGATCTGGCCAACATTAAAGTCAATGTTAATGGCTGGTCATCGGATGACGATTGAAATCAAACAGAGTAAACGTTCCGTGGAACAAAACGCAATGTTTCACGCCATCATCACTAAGATTAGTAAACAAATGAAGGCCGCAGGCAGCACCTGGACGGCAGACGACTGGAAACGACTCTTGATCGACCAATGGGCGCACGACACTGACCGCAAAATCGGCAAAGTCTGCCCTAGTCTGGATGGAGAGCGTATTGTTCAGCTGGGCCTGCAAAGTTACGAATTTACCACTAGCGAGAGCAGCGATTTCATAGAATTCTTATTGGCGTGGTCGGCACAGAAGGGATTAGATGTTTCCTAAACGTACTTACGTGAGAGACAAGGAACTGCTTAAAAGGGTCTGCCAGCTCGAATGCCAGCACTGCGGAAGCGGTGAACAGGTACAGGCCGCGCACAGCAATTGGGGAGGCGGAAAAGGCCGGGGAATCAAAGCCGACGACAGCCTGGTAGCGGCATTGTGCCAAAAATGCCATTGGGAGATTGATCAGGGCCACACGTTAACAAAAGAGCAAAGACAGGCAATGTGGTTAGCAGCTCACAAACTCACGATAACCCGGCTGTCGTGAAAAAGCCCCAAAAAGGGGCTGTATCGTTAAGGTTATCGTTATAAGTTAAGTAAAACGGCCAATATCCCGGCCACGATAGCAGCTAAGAGCATTCTCCGGCCCCTTTGCATTGATAACACCTTGTGCCCTCATGCTGACCCTCACCAGACCCGCTACAGGCAGGGCATATGCCGGGTTCATCATCGGGGATATCGTGCCATTGTTCATCGTCATCAATCATATGTTGCCCCATTGTTGTGCCATAGCATCGGCGATGCCTTGAAATGTTGCGCTTCGATTTTTAGAATCGTTTCCTCGTTTAGCTGCGCCAAGTGATTTGCCGCCTAATTTTCGACTGGTGTTAGATGGGCAAAAAGGCACAATGCTTTCAGTCACAATTTTAGACGGCACAAGTGGCGGTAAGCCCTTAAGCCATAACAGAGTTTTTTTTGTGTACGGTTCTCCAAACATCCACGGCTGAATTATTTGCGTCTTGGCAGGCAAACCTATAATTTTAAGCGGCATTGGGTTTTCAACGCATATACGAGGAATAGGCGCTTTAAGTAAAGCCATAAAAAAATCTTTGGCTTCAATAGCTTTTGCCAGCCTTCCAGGGTCAATAATGCCTTTTTGGGGGTACATTCGGCAAGCACCAGCGCACGATAGATAGGTGCATGGTGGATGCGCCACCATCAGGTCGAACCCGTCACCGATAATGTCCATAACGTCACCCTGATAGTGTGGCCCGGGCGCGTCAGTGGGCAGTAAGTCACAACTCATGGCATCGTGACCGGCCCGGATAAATGCATCACGAACCGTGCCTGAGTATTCGCAAGCTACGAGAACCCTCATAATTTACCCCTGATTTCATCCATCATGTCGTTGGAAACAATGCACCACTGATCGAGCATCAGTGGCCCGGCGCTACGTTTCAAGGTGTCGATGCGGTAACTAGCGACAAACCTGGAACCCTCATAAAATTTGACTAGGTTATTTTCGATGGTGTAACTCATGGTTTCATACTCCAAAAATAATATATAAAGGGAAGACCCCATATTGCCGCGCCAATTAATCCCTGTAGCAGGGTTATTAATAACTTTCTCATGCTGCAACCTTAATACGGATTACTTTAGCCATGGTTTTACCATGCGCCGGGTATGCGATGACAGGCACATCTTTGGAATAACAGGCACGGCATCCGCTACATTTGCCATCATGCTCATATGCGCGGCACAATGTGACCATGTCCGGGTTAACGCGAGAATCAGGGACAATCACCGAACCATGCAAGCCGGATATAAATTCACCGATAATAGAATCAGACGATGGCCGGACCATCACATTATCTAATTGAGACATCTCGCGAAGCACTAACTGAAATTTAGGGAATTTATGCATACGTGTGGGAAGCCAGTGTTTACACCACGGTGTACGTTTCATAACCTCGCAGATTTTCTCTGCCAGTGCCAAACTGTACATGTCACCACTGTCAAACCACCGAAAATAGCGATCGCGCTCCAATTCAGCCACCATGTCGTCGCACCAGTCCATGCGCTCCCAGTCGGTACGGTTGTATTCTCTAGGGGCTTTTACATTTGCGAACCTGTAATTCCCTGTAGTCGCGTAGCATCCCTTACAGGCATCAACCAATACGCCGGGGCTTTCGATTGAACCGGGGCACGTATCAAGTGCCTGTAATGACCAGCTGCGAATCCCGTCAAGCTTGCTAGTGACGGAAATTTTGGGTTTGTTCTCCATGCTATTCCTTTGGTTAGTTAACGATGCCAAATGACATCACATAGCGCACCATTGATGCGCTACAGGATGTGATCAGGCTTGATCGATGTAGTCACGAACAATAGTTATGGGATTGATCAAATATTTACGTGATGCAATGGTTGCTGCATCTATCGCAGATGTTTCATCGTGAGATTGACCATAGGTTTGTAGAACATCGTCAATGACCAACTCCCAATAAAAATGAGGTGTAACGATAATTTGAATGTAGGGCATGGTGCTTTCCTGGTTGGTTGATCTGACTCTATTGTAATAAGATTTGTAGCAGTCTACTTAGGACAAACCCTACGTTTACACTGATCATTTGTACAGTAGACGGGAATAGATAGAATGATTACTATTGACCAACTAGTCAGCAAGTAAGGAAATCATGAGTGCAGTAATAGATAGAGATTCAATAGCTCAGTCAGTAGTAGAGACGATGATTGGACAAGGGATATCACTCAGGAAAGCATCAGCAAGGCATCAGATAAGCCCTCAGACGTTTCTACGTGCTGTAGCTGCTAATCCGGCCTTGGCGGAACAATACGACCGCGCGCGCGTTGCTTTAATTGACCGATTGGCTGATGAGGTATTAGAGCTTGCAGATGCGCCTGTGCCTACGCTTGATAACGGGGCGACTGATAACGGTTTAGTCCGGCAGCGCCAGCTACAGGTGGATACGCGCAAATGGTTCTTGTCTAAGCTCGCCCCTAAGATATATGGGGACCGCCTCGATGTTCAGGTGTCCGATACCCGCATCAGCATCACAGGCGCGTTGCAGGCAGCACAGGCACGGCTTGTAGACGTTGTGGACGTGACGCCTAGGCTGGGTGTGCAGGGCGAGCCAGGACGGGGGGAGGCAGGGCCGGCTGACTAGGGCCACAGCTACGGAGTCTTCACGAACAATTTTTTTTATTATGCAAACCACAATCTACAAACCGGAAGACGAGCAAGAGCTTATGGCGGTGTTATGGAGTACTGCGCTGAAAGACAATCCTTTAGCGTTTGTTAAGTATTTGTTTCCTTGGGGGGTTAAGGGTACGCCGTTGGAGAACTTCTCTGGTCCACGTAAGTGGCAGAGGGAGGTATTGCAGGACATTACGGATCACATTGCTGTTAACAGGGCTGCTGGGGAGTCTAAGACTACTGAAGAGGTGATGTATAGCGTATTGCAAGAGGCTATATCGTCAGGGCGGGGGATTGGTAAGTCTGCGTTGGTGTCTTGGTTGACGATATGGATGGCGTCTACTCGGATTGGTAGTACGACGATTATTTCGGCTAACAGTGAAAATCAGCTGCGTTCGATTACTTGGGCAGAGATTACTAAGTGGCTGGCTATGGGGTTGAACTCACATTGGTTTGAGGTTAGTGCTACTAGAGTAGCGCCTGCTAAGTGGTTAACTGAGCTTGTTGAGCAGGATCTTAAGAAGGGTACGCGGTACTGGGGCGTAGAGGGCAGGTTGTGGTCGGCAGAGAATCCGGATGCTTATGCTGGTGTGCATAATTTTGATGGTGTGCTGGTAATCTTTGATGAGGCGTCAGGTATTGATGACAGCATTTGGTCTGTTACTGGTGGATTCTTTACTGAGAACACGCCTAATCGGTTTTGGATGGCGTTTAGCAACCCTCGGCGTAATACAGGGTATTTCTACGAGACTTTTAACTCTAAGCGCGACTTTTGGAAGACTAAAGTGGTGGATGCGCGGACGGTGGAGGGTACTGATAAACAGGTTTACGAGAGGATCATTGCTGAGTACGGGCCTGATAGCGCACAAGCGCACGTTGAGGTGTATGGTGAGTTCCCACGGGCTGGGGATGATCAGTTTATACCGTCTGATGTGGTGGATGAGGCCATGAAACGGGCAAAATATAAGGACTCAAGCGCTCCAATCATCATTGGCGTGGATCCTGCACGGTTTGGGGCTGATGCTACTGTTATTGCAATACGCCAAGGAAGAGACATTGTGGCCATCAAGAAATACCGGGGTGATGACACCATGACGGTGGTGGGGCATATCATTGAGGCAATGGAAGAATATAAGCCTGCAATGGTGGTAATTGATGAGGGTGGCTTGGGAGCGGGGATTGTTGACCGGCTTAAGGAACAACGGTACAAGATCAAGGGTGTAAACTTTGGAAACAAGGCAAAAAACCCAATAATGTACGGAAATATGAGGGCGCAGATGTGGGGAGATATGAAAGCCTGGTTGAAATCTGCTAGTATTCCGCACGATAGGTTTTTAAAGACAGACCTTATATCGCCCTTGATGAAACCAGACTCACGGGGTACGATCTTCTTGGAGAGCAAGAAAGAAATGAAAGCCCGAGGTTTAGCCAGCCCAGACGCCGCAGATGCAATATGTGTGACGTTTGCTTTTCCTGTGGCGCATCGGGAATACAAAGAACCGTCTGTTCGGCGGTACTCAGATTATTCGGCTGTATCTACAGGATGGATGGGTAGTTAGCATGGCAACCAAAAAAAGCGTATCTCTTTCTGTTGGTCGAGGCGAGAAGCTGCCGGTGTCCAAAGGCGCTGGCCTGACTGCCAAAGGACGGGAAAAGTACAATTCAGCCACTGGGTCTAACCTGAAAGCCCCGCAACCACAAGGCGGCGCACGTAAAGATTCGTTTTGCGCCCGTATGTCTAACGTACCAGGTCCAATGAAAGACGAAAAGGGTAATCCCACCCGAAAAGCTGCTGCTTTAGCAAGATGGAAATGCTGATATGAAATCTACCAAACCCGGACTTTATGCCAATATTCACGCCAAACAAGAGCGCATCAAAGCTGGCTCTGGCGAAAAGATGAACAAGGTTGGCAGCAAAGCAGCTCCTAGCAAGCAAGACTTTATTAACTCGGCCAAAACAGCCAAGAAAGGCAATTTATGAATAACAAAATGTTTGAAAAATCTGGCAAAGACGTAGAAAAAAAAGGCGTCAAAGAAGGCAGCAAAAAAGACATGGCTGGCGACAAACGTCAGATGTCTAAGATGGTTGTAGTAGTTGCTAAGCCAATGAAAAAGAAATAGCCATGCCGCTTAAAAAGTCACCGACGCCAAAGGCGTTTACTGCCAATATCAAGGCCGAGGTCAAGGCTGGCAAGCCAGTAAAACAGGCCGTGGCAATTGCTTACTCTGTAAAACGACAAGCTGAAAAGAAAAAATAATGGCTGATTACACGGGCATCAACAAAGTTGGGCAGGTTGCCAATATAGGCGGCGGCGGTGACGGCAGCACAGATAGTGACGAACACGATATGCTGGCGACTATGCGCTCACGCCTGACAATGGCGGTAGATGCCTATAGTGACTCTCGCAGCAACGAACTCGATGACCTGCGGTTCATGGCTGGTTCTCCAGACAACCAATGGCAATGGCCTGCTGACGTACTGGCAACTCGCGGAGCCGTCCAAGGGCAGACAATCAACGCCCGTCCTTGTTTGACCATTAACAAACTGCCGCAACACGTTCGGCAAGTCACCAACGACCAACGCCACAATAGACCAAGCGGAAAAGTTATACCTGCCGATGACGTTGCTGACACTGAAATGGCAGAAATATTTAACGGCATTGTGCGGCACATTGAGTACATCAGTGATGCTGACACTGCGTACGATACAGCTTGTGAGAATCAAGTTACTTACGGCGAAGGATACATTCGGGTACTGACCGAATATTGCGACGAAAATAGCTTTGACCAAGATCTTAAAATTGGTCGGATTCGGAATTCATTCTCGGTGTTTATGGACCCTGCTATCCAAGACCCTTGCGGTTCGGATGCTCGGTGGTGTTTTGTTACCGATGACTTGCCCAAAGACGAATATTACCGACTGTATCCAAACGCTGCACCTATTAGCAGTTTGCAATCCTTGGGAATTGGCGACCAAGACTTAACAAACTGGTTGCGCGATGACACCGTGAGGATTGCTGAGTATTTTTATGTGGAATACAAACCAGAAACGCTAAACCTGTATCCAAACAACATTACAGCGTTTGACAAATCAATTGATAACAAACAGTTAAAAATGCTTTACGGCAAACCGTTAAAAACGCGGGTTGTTCAACGAGAAAAAGTTTGTTGGGTCAAAACCAATGGTTACGAAGTGTTGGATAAACGCGATTGGGCAGGTAAGTACATCCCAATTGTCCGAGTAGTAGGAAATGAGTTTGAGGTAGATGGGCAGATCTATGTCTCTGGTTTAGTGAGAAATGCCAAGGATGCCCAACGGATGTACAACTATTGGGTAAGCCAAGAAGCTGAAATGCTGGCCCTTGCACCCAAAGCACCATTTATTGGTTACGGTGGACAGTTTGAAGGCTATGAAACCCAGTGGAAGACAGCTAATACCACTAATTGGCCTTATCTTGAGGTCAATCCTGACGTTACTGATGGTGCTGGTGGAAGTCTACCATTGCCCCAACGCGCCCAACCCCCGATGGCGTCTACTGGCCTTTTGCAAGCCAAATCTGGGGCATCTGAAGACATTAAAGCGGCCACTGGGCAATACAACGCTAGTTTAGGCATGGGTGGAAACGAGCGCAGCGGCAAAGCGATCCTAGCCCGGCAACGTGAAGGTGATGTTGGTACTTACCACTATGTTGACAATTTGGCCCGTGCTATACGTTACGTAACCCGTCAACTGGTAGACATGATCCCAAAAATCTACGATACCCAACGTATTGCTCGAATTATTGGTGAAGACGGCCAGACAGACATGGCAAAAATTGACCCATCTCAAGATACGCCGGTCAAAAAGATTGTTAATCAACAAGGAATTGAGATTGACAAAATTTACAACCCCAATGTTGGCAAATACGATGTGGTGGTAACTACCGGCCCAAGTTACAGTACCAAACGGCAAGAGACACGGGAAGAAATGGCCCAATTGCTACAAGGAAATCCTCAATTGTGGGCAGTAGCAGGCGATTTGTTTGTTAAAAACATGGACTGGCCTGGCGCCGATGAGTTGTCTAAACGTCTTGCTAAAACCATTGACCCTAAATTAATGGGCGATGACAATGACCCGGCTTTACAAGCTGCCCAAATGCAAATGCAGGCTATGGGGCAAGAAATGCAGCATATGCAACAGATGTTGCAAAATGTTCAGCAATCGATGGAAGTACAAGACCTGCAAATCAAAAAGTTTGACTCTGAAGTTAAAGCCTATGATGCTGAAACCAAACGCATGACTGCTATGTCGGCGGCTATGACGCCAGATCAAGTTCAAGAAGTGGTGCTAGGTACAATTCACGGCATGATTACCAGCGGTGATTTGATTAACGAAATGCCAGGGCGTGAGGTTGATATGCCAGGTATGCCTGAAATGCCGCAAGAAGCAATGCAACTACAAGGGATGCCGCAATGAAAGGTAACGAATTTGTGGGTATGCTGTTTCTAGCGCGAGATGTAGCGCACAGCGTTCATTTGAATACGCGCAGCTTTAGCAAGCACGAAGCACTCAACATTTTTTACAACAGAATTATTGGCGCTGCTGATGATTTTGCTGAAACCTACCAAGGCAGGTACGGCCTGATGGGTCAGATTACATTGGCAAGCAATAAAAAGACTGCCAACATCATAGAATTTTTGCAAGGTCAGTTAGATGAAATTGAAAAAGTACGCTATGAAGTGTGCGATAAATCTGACAGTGCGCTTCAACAGTTAATTGACAACATTGTTGAGATTTACTTGCGTACTCTTTATAAACTTCGGTTTTTAGCATGATTAAAATTGATTTCACCATTAACGGTTTCTCGGATGCTTTGCATCTAGCGGATGATCATGGTTTAACGGATGCTGAAATTGAAGCCATGAAGCAAGCCCGGTATGACAAGTGGGATAATTTTGTCAAGAATCCACCGCCAGTAGTTGACGAGCCTATTCAGGAATAAGTATGGCAACAAAATACTGGGTTGGTGGAAATGGTAATTGGAGCAGTTTGACCAACTGGAGGACAACTTCAGGGGGCGCTGTTGTTACGACTGCCCCCGGTTCTGCTGATGCTGCTGTACTTGATGTAAATTCAAGCACAGACGTTGTTACGGTTGATAGCAACATCACTATCCAGACCCTGACCTGCACAGGCTTCACGGGTACGCTTGCCTTTGGCACAAACACAATTTCACTGAACAGCACAGGCACAATTTTTACTGGCGCTACGACCATGTCGGTTAGTGGTACGCCGCAAATTATTTGCACCAACTCAAGCGCAACGGCAAGAACACTTGCGCCTAACGCAGTTACAGAAGCAAATAGTATTTCCTTTAGGATTATTGCAGGTACTGGGACTTTAAGTTTAAGTTCTCCTGCTTCATACCGTGATTTAGATTTTACCGACGGAACAAATCCAACGGGATATGCTGGAGCAATTGGAACTACGCCAGTAACAATTTACGGAGATTTTAAGGCATCTACGGGGATGTCGGCAACTGCCACTGCAAACCCTTTTACCTTTGCCGCCACATCAGGCACAAAAACAATCAACACTGCTGGCGTAACTTTTGACCGACCATTTACGTTTGACGGTGTTGGCGGCACTTTTCAGCTTGCATCAGCGTTAACTTCTGGCACAGCCCGTACTTGTACGCTAACTAACGGCACGTTGGATTTAAACAGCAAAACGCTGACTACTGGTGTGTTTTCTTCCAACAATAGCAATACTAGAGTTTTGGCTTTTGGTACTGGCAAGATTGTGTTAACAAACAATTCTGCAACAGTTTGGACTAATTCAACAGGAACAGGTTTTACTTATACCGGAACATCCCGAATTGAAGCTCCTGGCCCTGCAACAACTGGCACACGAGTATTTAACCCAAGCACAACTGCAACAAGCACTGAAGCCGCTGCATTAAATTTTTACATTACTGGTGGCTCAGACACGATTAACTTTTCTGCCTCAAGCCGCCGTGTAAACAACTTGGATTTCACGGGATTTACAGGGACGTTTACCAACTCTCAGCCGTTTGTCCACGGAAATTACACAATTTCAACAGGGATGACTGTTGGTGCGGGAACTAACTTTACCACTTTTGCATCAACCAGCGGTATAAAAACAATTACCACTAACGCGCAAACGCTTGATTTTCCCATCACATTTAACGGTGTAGGCGGCACATGGACTTGCACTGATGCTTTGAACATTGACGGAAACACGTTGACCATGACCAATGGCACGTTGCAACTAGCCGCTGGAACCACAAGCACAGTCGGAATGTTTGCCACAACGGGCACAAACCAGAAGTATTTGCAAAGCTCCACTGCCGGAACGCAAGCAACGATCAGCGATGCAAGCGGGATTATCACTGTAAACTACTTGACCATCCAGGACAGCAACGCTACTGGCGGCGCTTCTTGGGACGCAAACGCATCAACAAACGTGGATGCTGGCAATAACACCGGTTGGTTTTTTGCCCCTACACCAAGCGTTGCAAATGAAATTGAAATACGTTTGCGTTCATTCACTCAACCTCGGAGATTTTAATCATGTCCATGAATTTGAAAGCTGTAACGACCTGCATGGGTTACCAGCAGATCACCAGCCTGTCTAGCGCCACCAACTTGACCGTCCCACAACGAACACCTAACGGCCAAAACGCCAAGCCAGTGTTTGCATTAGTTGTTGCTGAAAGTCAAGCGGTTCGGTGGCGCGATGATAAAACATCACCATCAGCTTCTATTGGTATGCCTTTGGCGGTTGGTATCCCACTGCAATACGATGGTGATTTAACCAACATTCAATTTATTGAACAAGTTGCTGGCGCTAAAATTAATATTAGTTATTACATGTAAAGTCAATCATGGCTAACATAAAGATTTCCCAACTGCCAGCAGCTACAACACCTTTAACTGGGGCTGAACAAGTTCCTCTGGTACAAGGTGGTGTTACTAAACGCGCTACAGTTGTTGATATAAATCCAATTCAGACCCTACAAACAATAACGACTAACGGTGCTACTACAACTGTTAATTCACAGTTTAACGGGGCCAATATTGGAACCTTTAGTGGTGTTCCAGCGGTTACGTCTACTGGCACTACAGTAGGTTTTGCTAACTCAACCAACGCTGCTATTCTTATTGCTGACGCTTGGCGCGGAACAAGTAACAACAACGTCAATTTAGGCGCATCAGGTTACAACTGGAACAATGTTTATGGCACTACCTATAACGTAGGGTCTGGCACAGCTAACATAACGGCCTCGGGAAACAATTTGGTGCTAAACGCCGTTGTTGCTGCCGTACCTGGAACTGGTTTTGCACCAGTGACAACCAACTTGTACTATTTGGGCGGCAGTTTGCTTAAATGGAAAGGTTTGTATCTTGGCGATGGCGACATAAATTGGAACAGTTATGCCATTCCCGCCCCAGTTGGAGGCACAACAACTTTCTTGCGTAATGACGGCACATGGGCTATTCCAGCAGGCGCATTTTCCACATCAGCTAACAATACGTTCACAGGCACACAGACCTTCAACGGCTCATCTAGCATTTTTGGCACTGTCTTGCTTAGTTCGGCTGAAACAGTCAATGTGGTGGCTGCTGCGCCATCGGCTACAACCAATTTCTACGTTCAGTCGGGTTCGGTTCAGTATTACACCAGCAACGCCGCAAACAACTGGACACTGAACATTGCTTTTAGTTCTGGCACAAGCATGAACACCGCATTGGCAATTGGTCAGTCAGTTACTTTTGTTCTGGTGACCACACAAGGCTCTACGGCCTACTACAACAGCGCCGTGACCATCGACGGTACATCAGTGACCCCCAAGTGGATTGGCGGCGCTCCTACGGCTGGTAATGTGTCTGGACTTGATGTTTACAGAATGACTGTGGTTAAGACCGCAAGCGCAACCTACACTGTCTTGGCCTCAGTCTTGCAATACAAGTAATAATAAAAAATGCGGCATAATGCCAAAAAACGTACTGGTGCGATCACCAGGGATTCTCAGGAATCACAATGTCAGATGTAGAGCAAATAGCGGAATTAGCCCCCGCGTCGGAACTGGAAACCACGGCGGTTACTTCAGAACCTGTAATTAAAACGCCGGAAGTTGAGGCTCCCAAGACATTCTCGCAAGAGGAACTTGATGCCGCAATTGGTAAACGTCTTGCAAGAGAACAGCGAAAATGGGAACGAGAACGACAGCCTGCGCCAGCAGTGGCAATAGATTTACCTCCGCAAGATCAGTTTGAGTCGGTTGATGCTTACGCAGAAGCCAAGGCTTACAAGTTGATTGAGCAAAGGGAAATTCAAAAACAACAAGCTGAAATTCTCGATGGGTATCACGAACGTGAAGAGACGGCTAGGTCTAAGTACAGCGACTTTGAACAAGTTGCGTATAACCCCAGCCTAAAGATTACGACTGTGATGGCACAGACGATTCAATCGTCGGATATTGGTCCTGATTTGGTTTATCACCTTGGCTCAAATCCGAAAGAAGCAGATCGTATTTCTCGACTAGCGCCTATTTTGCAGGCTAAAGAAATTGGACGGCTTGAAGCTAAATTAGTTGAAAACCCCGTTCAAAAGCGTACTTCTGGTGCGCCTGAACCGATTTCACCAGTCACTGCCCGAGGGGTGGGTTCTGGGTCTTATGACACGACTGATCCAAGGTCTACAAAGACCATGACAACCAGCCAGTGGATTGAGGCCGAAAGAGCAAGACAAGTGAAAGTGCAACAGGCGCGAAAGTTTTAATTTATATCTAAGGAAAAATTGTGGCTAATAGCATTCTTACCATTGACATGATTACTCGGAAGGCTCTGGAAATCCTGGAGAACAACCTTGTAATTACCCGCAACGTGAACCGGCAATACGATGACAGCTTTGCTGTTAACGGCGCTAAGATTGGTTCTACTCTGCGTATCCGCCTGCCTGACCGGGCACTAGTAACTGACGGTGCTGCCCTGCAAGTTCAGGATGACAACGAACAGTTTACAACCTTGACTGTTGCAAGCCAGAAGCACATTGGTGTTAACTTCACCTCTGCTGAACTGACTATGCAGATGGATGACTTTGCAGACCGGGTTCTCAAGCCCCGTATCTCTCAGTTGGCTGCTAGCATTGACGCAGACGTTGCCAACGCCTACAAGAGCATCTACGCTACTGTTGGCACACCTGGCACGACTCCTTCAACCTCGTTGGTGCTGTTGCAAGCCCAGCAAAAGCTGAACGAAAACGCTGCTGTTATGTCACCTCGCTACGCTACGGTTAACCCCGCAGCCAACGCTGGTCTGGTGGAAGGCATGAAAGGCTTGTTCAACCCAACCGACACCGTGTCACGCCAGTTTAAAAACGGCATGATGGGTACTGGTGTGCTGGGCTTTGAAGAAGTCAACATGAGCCAATCCATCAAGGTTCATACCACTGGTACACGGTCTACAACTGATACTATTTTGGTTAACGGTGCTGTTAGCACTCAAGGCCAAGCTACTATCAACATTGACGGTGGTACTGGCTCGGCTACGATTGTTGCTGGCGACGTATTTACCATTGCTAACGTGTTTGCGGTTAACCCTCAGACCCGTGAATCTACTGGTTCTTTGCAGCAATTTGTTTGCACTTCTACCGCCACTGCATCTTCTGGTGCATGGACAAGCGTTGCAATTAGCCCAGCTATTTACACTAGCACAAGCGCTTTGGCTACCGTTGACAGCTTCCCTGCTGATAACGCTGCTGTGACGTTTGTTGGTACTGCATCCACTGGCTATCCGCAGAACTTGGTCTACCACAAGGACGCCATCACGTTTGCTACCGCTGACTTGTTGATGCCCCAAGGTGTTGACATGGCTGCTCGCGCAAACCACAACGGCATCTCGCTGCGTGTTGTTCGTCAGTACGACATTAACAATGACCGTATGCCTTGCCGTATTGACGTTCTGTACGGTTTTGGCACTATTCGTCCTCAGATGGCTTGCCGTCTGTGGGGTTGATTTAACTCATTTGAAAGGAACTTATCATGGCTATTCCTAATTCTGGCGGTGGGTATCAGTACACTGATGGCAACACCAATGAAATTATCATGGGCGTTCAAGCAGCGCCTCAGACCGCAACTGCTACGGCCACTTTGACCGTTGCACAAGTGACTGGTGGTATTTTGGTTGGTAACCCATCTACAACTGCGGCTTCGTACACAATGCCAACTGCTGCGGCAATTGACGCTGTGTTTACTAATGCCAAAGTCAACAGCACTTTTGACTTGACAGTTATCAACTTGGGTACTTCTACCGGGCTGATCACGATGGTTGTGGGTACTGGTATTACAGCGGTTGGCAACTTGGTTGTTGCTATTACCGGCAGTGCGGCTGGTGTTGGTGGCGCAGGACAATTCATGTTCCGCAAGACCGGCGATGCTGCTTACACCGTGTATCGCGTTGCTTAAACCAAATGGGGGCTTCGGCCCCTTAAAGGACATACCATGCCCAATACTCAAGCGGTAGGCGTTGCATACGCTGACCCGGAATTTACTACCTGCTACGCAAGCCAAGAACTTGGCTACTCTGCCGCTGCTCAAGGCACTGTAACGCAAGCAACAGACAAGTCTACAGGGGTAACTCTGAACAAGTCTGCTGGGCGCATTACCATGAACAACGCAGCATTGGCAGGAGCCACCGCCGTTTCGTTTATTTTGACCAACAACTCAATCTCTGCAAATGACACTATTGTTGTTTGTATTTCAAGCAACACTACGGGTAGTCTTGCAGGAGCGTATACCACATACGTGTCCTATCTTGCTACTGGATCTGCTTTGATTACTTTGAGAAATCTTACTGCTGCTACTTCATACTCTGAAGCTGTCATCATTAACTATTCAATCATTCACGGCGCATCGTAAAAATGGTCATCTATCTACGTCACCCAGATCATGGTACTAAAGTGGCTTGTGCGGAATCAGAAGCTGTTTACGACGAACAACATGGCTGGGTGAGGTATGATTTGGATGAGCCGCCTGTCATGGTGAATGAAATGAAACGTTCTCGTGGTAGGCCACGCATTGAGGTTGCTGAAATAGGAGCATAGGGTATGACCACATCTGCTGGCGACCAGATAAACGGGGCGTTACGCCTAATTGGGATGTTGGCAGAAGGTGAAACACCTTCCGCAGCTACATCTGCGGATTCACTGACCGCGCTCAATCAGATGATTGACTCATGGAACACTGAGCGTTTGTCAGTGTTTAGCACTCAAGACCAAGTGTTTACTTGGCCTGCCAGTATCCTTAGTCGAACATTAGGCCCAACGGGTGATTTTGTTGGCAACAGGCCAATTTTGGTGGATGATGCTACTTACTTTCGCGATGCAGCTACGAATGTTAGCTACGGCATCAAGATTATTAATCAACAACAATACGATGGAATTGCAGTCAAGACAGTGACTAGCACGTATCCGCAAGTGTTGTGGATAAATATGTCGTACCCCGACATTGAAATGTACGTTTATCCAGTGCCTTTACGCCCTTTAGAGTGGCATTTTATTTCGGTTGAAGAACTTACTCAACCAGCAACGCTGGCGACTACGCTGTCATTCCCACCCGGCTACCTGCGAGCCTTTAGGTTTAATCTTGCTTGTGAAATTGCTGCTGAGTTTGGCGTTGAACCAAGCCCACAAGTTTCACGCATTGCTATGAGTTCCAAGCGTAACATTAAGCGCATTAACAACCCTGATGATGTAATGGCAATGCCCTATGGTATTGTTGCTAATCGTCAACGCTACAACATTTATGCTGGGAACTTCTAAGTATGTTTAACTTTGCGAATGTCAAATCTACCAAAAGGGCCGCTACGTTGGCCTTTAATAAGATGCGTTCGTTCTTGCCGATAAATATTATGAGCGTGTTGAATATTTTGTTGATGTGTAAGCAGTTCCAAATTGTCAAGGCAGTTATTGACTCGGTTAAGGTCTTTATGGTTAATTTCCAATCGACCTTCAATAGGCCCAACAAAGGCTTCCCACAAAGCTCTGTGAACCCCAACTTTGGTGTATCTGCCATTTTTACACGCAGCAAAACGCAAATAGTGATCGAAACTAGCAGAAGTTTTAACTTT